ATACCAGTACAGTATGGCCTAACACGCGATGCTCTATTTGTAGACCCATCCATGTGTACATTAGGTACATTGCGCTCACCACGTTATGAAGAACTATCCAAAACTGGTGACAACGAAAAAGGTCAAATCCTTGGTGATATGACACTTATCGTGAAGAACGAAAAAGGTCTAGGCGTAGCCGCAGACTTAACCTAGTATTAGGTAAACACCGGGGGCTGGCATATGCTAGCCCCTATAATTAGGAGAAAGATATGCCAAAGGCAAAAGCAGCACCAAAAATTAAAGCTAAAGTAAAAGATGATCGCGTTGAGTGTATAGTCACTAAAAAGGGCGGCATAGCACAAATAAGAACAGGCAAAACTAGCGCAGATGGTACTGAGTTATGCTATAAAAAAGGCGATATCTTTAAAACAGACGCAAAACAGGCTAAACTGTTAGAGAATAACGACCTAGTTGTTGCAAGGGATTAACATGAGTAGTTTTAAACCATTTTCATATGATGCAGCTACAGGCATTAAGCACAGCCTTGCAGTTGATAACACAACTGATGAAATGTATGTAAAAACAGAACAAGATGTGACTAAAATACTAGATAGCAACAAGCGGCAACAATATGATGCTAAAGGCACATTAGGTAAAGCTGATTTAGTTAAAGTTGGCACAATACCATTAGGGCTAATACAGCATTGGAAAGCAACAGAAGGCATTGATGTGTTTAATCAAGATCATTGGCCTAAAGTTGTAGAAAAATTAAACAGTAATGAATTTCAGGCATTGCGAGTAGCGCAGTTTAAGGTGTAGTTATGGCATTTGCAAATCTAGGCGAATTAAAAACAGTTATAAATGACACGTTAAATCGTACTGATTTGACTGCACAAATACCTAATTTTATTAAGATGAATGAAGAAAGCGTTAACCGCAAAGTCAATGTATCTGAGATGGAAGAATACACTGAGTTTACTATAAACGTAGGGCAAACAACATTGCCTACAAACTTCTTAGAAATGCGTAATATACAGATGAAAAGCTCTGAATATCCATTGCAATATGTACCCCATAACGCATTAGATGGCATAGGTGCTGACTCAGGTATACCTAGATTTTACTCCATACAAGGCACTAAACTATTATTCTATCCATTTCCCCCGGATTCTACTGTAGGTATTATGAGGTACTTGGCTGAAGTAACGCCTTTAGTAAATGATGTAGATACAAATTGGTTGCTAAGTAAATCACCACAAATATACTTGTATGGCACATTATTACACGCTGCACCATTTTTAAATGATGACAGCAGATTACCTGTCTGGGCTAGTTTGTTTGAAGATGCTGTTAGAGCATTGAACGATCAGGACAAGCGCAGAATGTCAGGAACTAAACCACAAATGATAAACGCAACAGCGGGATACTATTGATATGCCTACAACAACAAATTATGGTTGGACATACAACCTACCGAATACTGCACAAGACACATGGGGCGGTGATTTAAACAACACGCAAATAGCGATTGATGCGCAAGTTAAAACTAACGAAAACCTAGCTAACACTAAAGCGCCAATAGCAAGCCCTACATTTACAGGCACTGTTACCGGGCCGACATTTGTTGGTAATCTAACAGGCAATGTGACAGGCAATGTGACAGGCAATGTCACTGGCGCTGTAACAGGCAATGCAACGTCAGCAGATAAATGGTCTACTGCAAGAACTGTTACGCTAACAGGCGTTGTTACAGGTAGCGTAGCATTTGACGGCACAGGTAATTTTACATTAGCTACAAGTGTTGGCACAATAGCAGATGATACACTAACAATAGCGCAAACAAGCGGTCTGCAAGCTGCATTGGACAGCAAAGTAGCACACGCAAGCGGTAATGGAAGAACAATAACTGTAGGCAATACAGCGCCTACAAGCCCATTAACAGATGACATTTGGTTTGATACAACGGCATAATGGCGATAAAAACGTATAACGGCACTGCATTTGCAGACGCAACAGCTAAGTATTACAATGGTAGTGCGTGGGTGGAGCCTAGTAGTGGTGTTAAGCGTTGGAATGGCAGTGCGTGGGAAGTTGTTTCTACTGCATTTGAGGCAACATTAACGCAAACAACATTGTCTGGCTCTACAACATATAACTCATCTTTAGGTAGCTATACAGGCGTTACAAGTAGCCCCGGCACAGGTTACACAGCGGTAACAGTTACAGGTGGTAAAGCGCCATTTACATATCAATGGTTTTATGTATCAGGCACTGTAAGTAGTATCAACCTGTTTCCACAACTACCTACGGAGTACACTACAAGATTTAGTTTTAATTACGCATTATCAGCAGGCAATGCTGTTTATAGATGCCAAGTAACAGATGATGATGGCAACGTAATAAATTCAGATACAGTTACAGTGAGTTTTAGTTAATGTTAGTACCATTAAACATACCGCCCGGTGTATACACTAACGGCACAGAGTATCAGTCTAAAGGCCGTAACTTTGACGCTAACCTTGTGCGCTGGCAATTTGGTGCATTAGGGCCAATGGGCGGCTGGAGGCAAAGAACAACTACAACTGTAAGCGGTAAAGCAAGACGTGTTATATCTTGGCGTGATAACAACAACCAAGTATGGGCTGCAATAGGAACAAATAGCCATTTATATGCTATGACAGCTGGCGGTGCTGTAACAGATATTACGCCAAGTGGATTAACTGCCGGGCGTGAAGATGCAGATACAGGTGCTGGATTTGGCACAGGTTTATATGGACAAGGGCCGTATGGGGTTAGTAACCCAGCTGTAGTAAGCACTACAAACCCAGCAAGCATCTGGTCATTAGATACATTTGGTCAAATAATGTTAGGTGTTTTACCTGATGACGGCAAACTGTACGAATGGAATGTAAACGTCAATGTTGATGCTACACAAGTAACAAATGCGCCTGTAGACAACAGAGCAGTATTGGTAACGCCAGAACGTATTGTAATGTGCTTAGGCGCAGCGGGAGTGCCAAGAGATGTTGCATGGTCAGATCAAGAAGATAGAAACCAATGGACAGCCGCAGCTAACAACCAAGCTGGTAACTTTAGCTTGCAAACAGCTGGTACAATATTAAATGCTGTTAATGTAAAAGGTGGTAGCCTGATATTTACAGATAAAGATGTTTGGCGCGTTGTGTATTTAGGCCCGCCATTAGTTTATGGATTTCCACAAGATAATGCTGGTGGTGGTTTAGTATCTGCTGGCGCAGTAACAACGGCTGATGGCGCGGCTTATTGGATGTCACATGAAAACTTTTATGTTTATACAGGTTACAGCCAACCTATAAAATGCGACGTACATGATGCAGTATTTAAGGATATCAACAGAGCGCAAATTAGCAAAGTTACTGCTTGGCACAACGCATCATTTGGTGAGGTTTGGTGGTTTTACCCTAGTGCTGATAGCACTGAAAATGACAAATATGTGGTTTATGACTATAGAGAAGGACATTGGAATAAAGGCAGTTTATCGCGATTATGCGCGACAGACAAAGCGCCATTAGCATATCCAATAGCTGTAGATGCCAGTGGCAAGATTTATGATCATGAGTTTGGCTATGATCACAATGGCGATGTTAGTTTTATTGAGCATGGGCCTGTTGAGCTTGGTGTTGGTGAAACTACAGCAAATATTACCTTTATATACCCTGATGAGAGCGCACAGGGCGACGTGAGCATGACTTTTAAGACCAAGATATACCCTAACAGCGCAGAGCGTAGTTTTGGGCCTTATACGGCAACACAGCAGCCTGTACCTGTTAGGGTACATGGCAGACAAATGCTAGTAAAAGCGATAGGTGCAGAGTCAACTAACTGGCGTTTAGGTATACCGCGTATAGAAGTAACACCGGGGAGTAAACGATGAGACTGCCTGACGCAATGCCAACGTATGATCTGATCAATGAAACAGAAACACGGCGCAATATTACATATGAAATGACGCAAACACGAAAAATAAATGAAGATATAAATATAAACGCAAGCAATAGATTAATACTTACAAGCCCGAACGGAACACGCTATAGTGCAAGTATTGATAACTCTGGAGTATTAACATGGACAGCTCTGTAAATATAGAGAACCATAAAGAGCAAATTGTAAACGCATTGGCGCGATCAGGTCATAAACATACGTTTGATGACGTTGTAAAGGCTGTAGCTAATAATGATGCGCAGTATTGGCCAGCTAATAACAGCGCTGCAATAACGCAAGTAGCTAAAAAGTCTGATGGCACTGTTGGGTTGAATGTTTGGCTGTATGGCGGTGATTTAAAAGACTTTTATCTTTTAGTTGATGCTGCAAAGAAACACGTAAAAGACTTAGGTGGTGACTTTATTATGACATTTGACCATCGTAAAGGCTGGAACAGATTATTGAAAAAACTTGGTTTTGTTGAGCATGGCAAAACTTTAATATGGAGGCTCTAATGGGCGGTAAGAAAAAAGTAGTAAATGAAACAAGGGAAGATTTAAGTGATTTTTCAAGACAGCAATATGATACCATTGCTGGGAATGTTAATCGGTTAATGGGCCAAGAGTTTACACCTTATTCTGGGCAAAGAGTAGCTGGTGTAAGTGATTTAGAGCGAGAAGCTGGACAAACTTTTTTAGGGCAAACAGAGGATGTAAGAGGTTTGCTAGGTGATGCTACTAGCAGAATACAAACAGGCGCACAGTATACACCAGAGCAAATACAGGCACAAAGCTTTGCTGATGCTGATTTGTCTGCTTATAGAAATCCGTTTCAAGAGCAAGTTATTGATGCACAGTTAGCTGATATTGAAAGACAACGCGGACAGACCGCAGAGCGCATTGATGCTGATGCCTCTAAAGCTGCCGCATTTGGTGGCTCAAGACAAGCAATACAGCAAGCTGAAAGTGATAGAAATTTTGCAGATATAGCAGCTGAAACAGGTGCTAATTTAAGATCACAAGGCTTTCAACAGGCTGCGGCTATGTATCAACAGGATGCTGCAAGGCAAATGCAAGCTGATTTAGCTAATCAACAAGCTGGAATGAGTGGTGCGGAGTTACGTATGAGAGGAGCTGGACTGTTAGGTGATATGGCTGGGCGTATGTCAGATGCTGATATGCGTGAAGCAGCTATGCGTGGTAGTTTAGGTGAACTAGAGAGAGCGCAACAACAAGCTGAACTAGATGCACAGTATCAATCATATTTAATGGCCTATGATGACCCATATAGACGCGCACAAATACAGTTAGGTTTATTAGGAAATACGCCAATGTTACAGAATAATAGAGCAACACAGACAACAAGCGGCGGTGGTTTAGGCAGCTTGCTTGGCGGTGTTGGTCAAGTTGTTGGAATGTTTAGAGGCAAATAAGTACAAGAAGGTAAGGTTATGGTATTTTTTAGAGGAATGATGAATCAGCAGCGTGGTTTGCCAAGGCGCAATCAAATGCCTATGCGTACAAATGGTAATTTTGGTGGTGCTTTTGCGTTAAATCCATCATTAAGTGGATTATCTACCATTACACAGCCAAGATTTAGAGGACAAGGCAATATTCAAACAAACCCAGATATTATAGCGGCTGAGCCAGATTATATAGCGCCTCCATCCCCCGCAAACAACATGAGTTTTGCACAAGGTATGATGGGTCAAGCAATACCAAAACAAGATGGTGCTGCACTAGCAAAACAACAACTTGGTGAGCCTACAATGATAACGCAAAACATTGATGGTCAAAGAGTGTTAAGTGGTGATGATCAATCAACTATAGACAATGCGGCATTACAAGAGCGGTTAAAGGGTAGATATGATGCACCCGGTTACTCTACTACAGATAAGATAGCTGCTATTGCTGGTGTATTAGGCGACGTATTCTCTGCACCGGGAGATAGAAACAAAACAGCGTCTATAATGCAAACGATAGAAGCTAGGCGTGCTGGCGATATGCAGAGACAGCAACAAAAAGCAAGTGCCGAAATAATGGAAAAAGGCTTAAGCAACTTATCACCAGAGCTGCAAGCATTAGCGCGTGCAAATCCTGAGGCATTTTACAGTGCTTATTTACCAAGCATCATACAAGATCAAAGCGAGCTAGGTACTGCAAGAATAGGCCAAATAGATGCAAATACAAAGAAAACATTAGCTGATATTGGTATGGATGAAAAAACATTTGCAGAAAAAGTTAGACAGTTTGAGGCAACATTTGAACAGCGCGATAATGAAACAAAGTTAGATTATGATTTCAGAGTAAAACAGCAAGAATTTGATGAAGTGCAAAGACGTATTACTAATCAGAGGTTACAAGAAACATTAGACTTTAATATGTCAGATGCTGATAGGCGTAATGTTTTAGATCAGCAAAGGTTAGACATACAAAGACTAAACGCATTGAATAAAGAGGGTAAAACTAAAGACCCTACTGCAAAGCAGTCTGATAATGCAATGTTTTACACTAAGGCGCTAACTGCATTTAAAACAATAGACGGCAGTGATTATAATCCAGCTAAATTATTGTCAAAAATTGCGCCTTTACAAGTATTAAAAGGTGAGGACAGAGACACATATGAAACAGCTGGTGATGCCTTTATACAGGCAATTTTAAGACCTGAGTCTGGTGCTGTTATTGGGCCAAAAGAAATGATAGAGTATAGGCAAACATATTTACCGCAACGAGGTGACTCTAAAAAAGCGTTAGAATTTAAACGCCAACTGAGACTAAGCTCAATGAACAGTTTGGCGCTAGGCACAGGTGGTTTAGTTGAGCCTTATAATCCTGATGCCGCTTTATACACAGACCCTTACGATCAGAGCTTTATCTTAAAAAATTCAATACAATAAACACAAGAGATAAGTATGTTATCAAAACTTGATATATTAGTAAATTTACTGCGTAAGGGTATAAAGCCTGACCCATCACTAATTGGCA